ATGAAGACATTGATGACAAGGCTGGCCGTCCTATGCGCAGTTGCCCTGCTGGCAGGTTGCGCACACAAACAGGACATCCAGTCCGATCAGGTACATTACACCCAAGTCGGTTTCTATCAATATGCGGGCACCGTGCTACCATCCAACGCCCAGTTCGGCAACTTTGTCCCACCCAACACCCAGGTCAAACTCATCGCGGCCTCTGATGGCAGCAAAGTCGAGAGCATCGAAATCGAGCTTCTGCGAGCTGGGCAGCGCGTCATCATCCAGAACCGGCAGGATTGGTCAGGGCAAACCATCGACCAGCTCCGGCAACGCTTATTTGGTCAAAAGCCTGTCAATACCGCTCAATTCGGCAAACAGATCGAAGAAGCCATCCAACAAGGCCGCATCATCAAGGGCATGCCCAAAGCCGCTGTCCTGATGGCTGTCGGCTACCCACCCGCTCACAAAACCCCGTCACTGGACGATGATCAATGGACATATTGGTCCACCAAGGTGGATCGAAAAGTGGTGAGATTCGCAAGCGGGAAGGTGGTAGAGATCAAAGACTGATGGCCGACCAGTCCGCCGAAGTCAGACCGATGAAACAGCCCTTGGCAGATTCATCTGTCTGACCCCGGCAGCCAAGACCTAAGCCATGACGTACCTACTCCCCGAAGGATCGTGGCCACCCCGCAGAATAGTCGTAACCAGCAGGATCAGCACAGTTTTCCATTGCATCCTTATGCGCCTCTGCCGCCGCAAACAACCTAGCATCAAATTCACCCGCAGCCGCCACAATATCGAAGGCCAGCTGAGCCGTGACGGGCACCATCGTGCCATCCAGTGTCTTCCAATGGATCGGCTTGCCCAGCGCGATGAGTTTGTCACCCATCTCACCGCCACCGGCAATCAGATCACGGGCCTGGTCTTTCAATCCCAGGTGCTGGATGCGGCTGTCGGCATCACTTTGGAACCACCTGCCACCCACCTGGAATCCTAGCATCTTCCGCCGATCACGCTCGGTCTTGATGGCGGCCAACGCCTGTAGCTTGGCATGGTTAAGTAGTACGGACTGCTTGATCGGATCAAGTCGCCAGACACCATCATGCCAAGTATGGGCAGGGCTTGGCATAGCCTGGTCGGTCGCATTCGCCTCAGCCGGGGTTCGCCCAATCTCTTCGATGGTGACTGCGCCGCCATCCACCACGCTAAACAGGGAGACGCCACGCCAGTCGGCTTTGACATGCCACTGGCCGTCAGCGAATACTGCGACCTCTCGGGAGGAGGTTGTAGGAGGTTTGTCCGTGGTGGCGAAGGCAGGGAGCAGGATCGTCCCTGGTTCGAGCGGAGATTCATCAGCTGGCGCTTCGTTGATGAACTCGCCTATTTGGGGGTGGTAGTTGTATATGGTCTTGGCCATGATATCCTCGATCAGAATTTGATGCAGGCGAGTAGCGCCACATTGCGGGGGCGGGTTTCAGTCGATCCGGCATTGTCCGTGAAATACCGGCCAGACCTTGTTATGCAGATGCTAGCCCCTGAGTTATCTGCGGAAACCACCCCGTCTCCGGAGCTATCATTAATGATGAACGCTGCTGTGTTGAAGACTTCAATGGTCGCAATGCCATGCTGGTGAGTTTGAACCGACTGCGCTTGGAGCGTCCCAAACGTACGCCCACTGTCAATGCCACGTCCGTCATCAAATCCTCGCAAAAATTCGCCACGAAGATCGGGCAAGTTGAATGTAGTCGATCCATCACCAGCGCCAAAAGCAGTGCCAATTGCCGTGAACAGCGCCGCATACGTGGTGCGCGATACTGCCGCTCCATTCGCCTTCAGATAGCCTGCGGGAGCTGTACGCATAGCGAAAAACTGCACCTCACCAGGTGGAGCAGAGAAACCAGGCAGTGGGTCGAGTATGACAAAGTCGGCGCCGTCATATTCCACGTCGCCCAGCTGGCCTGTAGCAATCACCGCATTGACCTTGGTGCCAGTGTAATCATATTGCTTGAGCGGCTTCGCACCCAGGCTGTTCAGATTGATAGTCGATGCCCCCGACACCCCCGCATGAAAGCCAACACGAAAGCGCTGCCCCGCCACGTAAGCCGTAATTGCAGGCGAAGCCGTGGCCGTGAACGCCGGTGCGGTACCGCCTGTGGATAAGGCGGTGTAAGCCTGACGCTGAATCGCGGTGATCGTTGCGTATTGCGGGTGCGGGTCAACCTGCTTGGTATGGTTCATGACCTGCTGATCTACATACTGCTTGTTCGCCACTGCGGTATTCGGGTCAATCTGCAGAATCACACTCGATGCATTGGTCACCTCCAGCATCATTCGCACATAGATCTGCTTATTGGTTCCATTTGAAATAGGTGGCTTGAAACTTTCTGGAAATTTACCAATAGCAAATAGATCACCATCCTTGTCAAATACACCCACCTCACGAATATAAAATCCATTTGACTTATATGGCTCTGGCAGCTGGCTCATGACCGAATCAGGAATGGAGAGCTCTGCCACGACCCAATTGGGGTTGGCCACATCGACAACCAGTCGATTGATATCAGCAGACCAGATAGGTGCCTTCAGATTCTGCTGCGTTTCCTCCGGAGGGTAATAATCGTTATTAACCCCACTTCCAACGGCCATTCTAGATAATACAATCGGCCTGGCCTCGGCCAAAGACTTAGCTATTTTTTTCTTACCCGATTGCGTAATGATTGTGAAAAAAATTTCAGACATAGTCACCTCAATATTTAATGCAAGCCAAAAGCGATAAATTGGTTGGCCTAGCACCACCCGCACCGAATTCGTTACGTCTGTTCAATGGAAGATCACAATCTGAATTATCTTGAACAATATTATTTCCAGAATATGCATAGGCTGCCCTAACATGATGAAATCCTTTAATTGAACCTTTATATTGGGCTGGATCAATCAGGTCTGTTTTCATACCGGACGAAAACTCTTCTGGTGTTGCTGTATTTGGAACCACACCCTCCACAACCAAATTTTGAATTGCATCTGGCCCTATCGATGCCGTTATCAGAGATGCTGCCTGGCTGGAGCCAAAGACTCGATTTCTGTCCTTTGCTGCACCAGCATTCCATCCTCGAATGAATTCACCTCGCAAATCTGGCACATTGAACGTTGTAGATTTATCCCCCTCACCAAACACCGTCCCAATTACATCAAATAGAGACTGATATTCGTTTCTTGAATAAGCTTTCCCATCCGCCATCAGCCAGCCAAAAGGAACAGATTGGCTTGAGAAGTAAGATACCGTTCCAACAGGAACTGAAAGTCTACTTTCCAAGCTATACATAGACGGCTTCACATTGAATTCAAGCTTAACTCTTGAAAATGAAAAGTTATCTGATTTATTACTATCCAAAGTTATTTTAACTCTACAGTATTTCGTTCCAGGTTTTACAGACCCCAATTCACTTCCATATCTTCTCCAGACTTGGCCAATCGCGATATCCAGGGCAGAAGAGGCGCCAATCAATTTGAACTCGCCATTGAAAAACTCAATCTCCGCATAAACCTTACCGGCATACACTCCTAAGGTGTAAGCATCCAGACTCAGGGAAATATAGGGCACCGCGTCGATCCGTATAAATTCTGATGTAGCAATCGCCTGACCTTGACCTGACAAATCAGGTGCATTAAAAAAAACCCATTCCCCCGATACACCATGCACCGCCATCCAATCAACACTATTAAATCTCCAGCATTGCTTACCCAATTCCCCAGATGGATTACGGAGCAAATTTGGCTGACCATCCACATAACTCCGTAGAGCTGCATCTGTAATCCCGAAGCCCGCCAAGGTGGTGGGATTGGTGCCACCGATGACTATGCCGCGCGGGTTGACGGATAGGCTGCGATAGGTGCCAGCCGCAATACCGGTGCGGCCTGCGATCATTTCAAATTGCAGATTGGTGGTGCCCAGCGTGATCGGGCCATCTGTCATCACTTGCCAGATCGAATCGGCCTGGGTACTGCCTTGTTCAACAGAGACAAACAAACCAGGTGTGACTTCCAACGCATGGTCCGCATCTTGTGCTCGCTGCCAGTTGGCCAGATCAGCTACGTAGATGCCGTTTTCCCGAGGCAAGGTCTGGTCTTTGACCAGCACCCTGTCCCCTGCAGACACCGTGATGCCATCAATTACCTGCAGGCCGGAAAGAGGGATGTTGCCCGTGGTGGCAAGCCGTACCGATTGCTTGGCATCGAGCTTGCTCAGCTCTGCCGCCACTTTGTCATCCACATACTGGCGGGTGGCGAGCACAATGCTGGGGTCCACCTGCAGGGTGATCACAGCGGTATTGCTGACCTCCAGGATCATCCGTACGTGCAATTGCTTGTTGCTGCCGGTTGCCAGCGCTGGCTTGTAACTTTCGGGGAATTTGCCAATGCCGATCAAGGCACCCGTGCTGTCGAACAGGCCGACTTCCCGGATGTAGAATCCACCTATTTCGTCAGGAATCACCACTTCTGCGACCACCCAATTGGGGTTGTCGGGTGAAACGAACAGGTGATTGATCGCACCACGCCAAGTCTCTCGCTTCAAGGTGATCTGATCTTCGCTGGGCAGGTAGTAGGCACCATTCTGCCCATCACCGACTGCCATCTGGGTCAAAGTCAGCACGGTACCGGTGCTGATGGCATTGGCCAGTTTCTGGCGCCCGACTGCAGTCAAAATCGTAAAAAATTCGTTTGCCATTCAAAATCCTTATCTGGTGGCGTTTTGTGGATAGAGGGTGGTTCGCTCGACGCTCCAATGCCCAATGCCAATATTCGGTACAGCACTTTGCTGTGTCAGCTCGCTGGGCAGGTAATACGGAAAAACCGTGACGATCTCGCCGCTGACCATGGCCGCCGCCACGACCGGCGTGGTCGAACGGTTGGTCAGTGACAGCCTCAGAGCCTCCAGCCTGGAACGGACGTTCTTGTATTCATTGATCAGTGCTTCCAGTGATTGCACTGTGGCCTGATCGATGCCGCGCGTGGTCAGGTCGATATCCACTTTGAAATGGAATGGCGCACCGTTACTGCCGTCGCTGTTGTAGTCTGCCTCGAACCACTCCTGGATGCGGCCACTCAAGGACAAGGCATTCAGGACATGTTGGATGGCCCAAGGCGTGCCTTTATAGCGATGCAACTCAATGGCGCGTTTCAGCAGACGTCGTTTTTCCGCCTCGTCCTTGGTCAGCTGCCAGCCCTCGCCGTGGATATGCAATTGCTCGGCCAAAGCAGGTAAAGCCGATGCTTCAACCGTATCCACCAGGTAGACCAGCAACCGTGACAGATCGAGTTCATTCAAGCGGCTGGCCAGCTGCTCCAGCACCAGGAACCGGTCGTCAGCCGCCAATGCAGGTGGCAATAAGCTATGTACGGCCCGCTGTCGGCGTGCTTCATCCATTCGCTTCTCCCTGGTCGTTGAGCTTGATGTCTTTACAACTGGCCCATTGGTGTTCCAACAACACCTTCAGTGACGGGGCTTTCAATTCAACCTGGTACACCCCCGGCACCTGCAGAGCTGCCAGGACCTGACTTGGCACGATGTCCCGTCCCAGGCCTGCCGCCCGATCCTTGCAATAGGCTTCGGCCTGGGCTTTGGCATTGGCCATGACCTGCTTGCGATCAACATTGCTGTAGAAAGTGAGATCCGCACGGATGTCGTACTCCACCAATTCTGGTTTGAGCGCTTCAACACTATCGGTCAATGGGCGCACCTGATCGGCAGAGCAGGTGGCATTGACCTTGGCCAGCAATTCGTCGCTGGGCAGGCCTTTGGCCATCAAAGGGTATAGCTTCACCACGCCGGGCTTGGGTGACAGCACCGCGACATCAACAATGTCCTGATGCGCTTTCAGAGCGTGAAAGCGATAGGCCATCTTGCTTCCAGCGGTCGAGAAAGATTCCGGCGCAAGCTTGATGCGCTCCCGCAGGCGATCGTCGTCCTCCGCTTCGACCCCTCCGGTCGTCACAGTGATGTTGCTCACGCGCAACTCGGTATTGTCCAGGCTGCTGATCAGCTGGATGATCTTGCCCGCTTGCCAGTCATTGCCTACGGCGCCAACCAGCTCGCAGGCCGCGCTGGCCAGGACGTACCATTGCTTGATACCGGCAACTTCCTCGACGCTTGCGGTATTGGTATCCAAAGTCACTGCAACGTCAGTTGCAAAAGAAACCGCACCATCACTGGTTTCAACCCGTGTGCCGGCGGGGATCACCACGGGGGTCTGTGGTGATGTTGGTAAGCTGAATTTCAGGGTTGTCAAAGCGGCCTTGGCAGGCAGGCGGCTGACGCCGACCAGCTCACCCAGGTAATCCAGCATAGGGGCCTTGGCAAAGGCCACGAGGTTCTGCTTGGCAACCTCCTGTATGCCAGTACGAACGACCGATTCGCGATAGGCGATCATGTCGATCAGCAGTCGCTCGACTTGAGCGGGATAGAGATTCTTGCCGGTCATCTGCTCATATTGAGCAACCAGCTCTTGGGTGATCACTTCAGGGTTACGCTCAATGAAGTCCGGCTCCGGCAGCTTCAAATCGCGTGGGTGGCTTGTTGTCACAGGCGTACCTCAGTTTCGTGTTGAATGCCATCGGCCAATTTCCACCACACCTTGATACGCATGGTCGCGCCCTCTGCCACCGGCAACACCTTGATCAAGGTGCAGCGCGGCTCCCAGTCGCGAATAGCCTCAGTGGTTTCGCGTACCAGTTGTGGCAAGGCCCGATCGATCGGCTGATCGAGGTAGCGATGCAAATTGGAACCAAATTGGGGACGGTGTGGCACGCTGCCCTTGGGCGTCGTGAGAATCACACGGATGGACTGGCTGATATCCGCCTCTGCTTCAACCACATCGGGTTGGTTCAAGGCGGGTTGCCAGTGGATAGATGAGATGTCTGTTAGTCGTGTCATGCAGCTATTTTGCCGCGATGACCGGTTGGTGTATTTTAAAGCAGATTAGTGATTCAGTTTAAAAACCAATCACCTATGTCATTGTTTATAAATCAAATAAAATTCACCATCAACAACTCCACCCTGATCTGTAAGCAAAGCAAAAAAATACCCGCCAACAGGCGGGTATCCCCAACATATTGAATCAACTGACCGGACCGGTGCTTCCGCCATGTGTATCGGGGTGCATGTGTGGCAGGAACTTTTTGCCACTGACTTCCAGGTCCCCCCCTTCTACCCGCACATTGCCCTTGATGACAGCAGATGCCCCGCCCGCGCCCCCGGAGCCCGCCAGCCCGCCTTGATAGGCCAGCTGTTTCTGTACAATGACATTGCCGGTGAAGATTGTCTCCGGCGCATCCACCATGACCTTTCCCGCCGCTTTCAGCTGGATATTGCCACCAGCTTTGACCGATACGTCACCCTTCGCCTCGACCAGCGCCTGTTGCATGCCCGTGGCCGTGAGCGTGTGGCTGTCACGGTCGTACTCCAACTTGGCACCATCACTGAATTGCACCATGAATGTACCCGCTTGCGTGGTGGGGGGCGGCTCGGCGTTGGAATACACTGCGCCCAGCACCACTCCATCTTCGCCCAGGGCGTCCAGCAATACCGCGACATGCTCTCCCACATCCAAAGTCCAACACGCTCGATCTTTCAGGGTCTTCGGCAGGATTACTGGCAACCAAAGCGTGCGCAGGCCATCCAGATCAGGTAGATGGATTTGCGCAAAGCCAGGTTTGGTCTGCTTGACCGTACCGAAACGGATGGTGCTGATCAAATCACTCAAGCCATAGGCCATCACTTTTTCTCCCCTTTCGATGTTGTGCCTGGGCGCTTTGCCTTAGTTGCCGCTTTTGTCTGTGCAAGCGCGGCCCGCTTGATGTCGATCTCGGTTGTATAGCCACTGCGCTCGATGCGATGCATGGCGCGCTCGATCAGATAGCGACCAGACAATTTTCCGCATGACACCAGCTCCACCAGCTTGCCCGCAGCCAGCCTGGGATTGCCAGGCAACGACAGGCTGCCACTGGTCCGTTCCAGATTGGCCCGATCCAACGCTGCCCCTGTTTTCACCTCAGCCTCCTCCTTGCTGCCGGCACGCTTGGTCAGATTGATGGTGTCCCCACTTGCTGGCCCACCCGCACCATAGGCAATGAAGGTCTTCCCATTCTTCACATCCACCGCATCCAGATTCTTGCTTCTTGGATTGTGGTAACGGTTGCGTGCTTGACTCACCACCTGCTTGATCTTGTCGCGTAGCCGCAATTGCGTCAGTTGCTGCAAGTCCAGCGTCGCGACCACTGGCTGATTCACCAGCTGACCAAGCTGCTGGAAATACAGCTGCTTGCCATTGATCTTGAAGTGATAGCCGTACTCATTGGCCAGTCGGGTCAAGAAAGCCAGATCCTCCTCCTGAAATTGCGTGACCCGATCAACCGGCACAGGGGGCACCTTACCAACCAATTTCAAGCCATGTTTACCGACATAGTGCGTCACAATGGCCGCCAGGGTGGTGGACTCAAACGCCTTGCTCTGTCGGGTGCGCGCCGGCAGCCTGACACTGGCCGCCAGCGCGCGGATATGCACTGTGGCAGGCGGATGGCTGAATTCGACCTCATCAATGTCGAATTCGCCACAGCTCAGCATCTCCCCGCCTTCGAAACCCAGCGATAAAGACAACTGGTCGCCCATGCCGGGGTACCATGCATCGATCCATCGGCCATCCACGTCTTCCAGCGTCACTTCCAGCTCATCCGACTGCCCGGACAACTGATCGGAAAAGCTCAATGCGCATACATAGGGCGTCAGTTCACGGGTGATATCTTTGTTGCCATAGGCAAGTTTGAACACCGGATGCTGCACCAAAATCGGCTCGCTCATCGCTTCCATGGTGGCAGCTCCTCATGCAATCTGGCTTGCTCGATGATCGGGATCGACAAGGGCAGGCCGCTGGGCAACACAGATACCAAAGGCACCTGCGGATTGGCCGCGATCAGGTCCTGATACAGCATGGGATCGCCGTAATAGCGCGCAGCCAGTTGATCCCAGCGCTCACCTGCTGTCGTAATATGTGTTAGATACATCAAAGACTCCTTGTCATGATCGTTGCCGCCAGACGTGCCTTGGCACCCGCCGCACGATCCATTGCCGACATGCCAGCATCCAACTGGTTAAGCAGGTAGTCGAGCTGCTCATTCACACGCGCCTCGATATCCGTCGGCGGCATCGTTTCCAACTGCTCCTTGGTGATCTTGAAGGCCTGCAAGGCGCTTTTCGCATTGCGGACCGTTTCTTGCACCTTACGGGCCTCATCCAGCATGGTCTTGCAGTCAGCGGCCATGGTAGCGATGTCCTTCATCCCACCAGCCAAGCCCTGTTGCAACGCAGGTGACCACCGCTGGATGGGGCCGGATACACGCTGCAACTCGGCCATCACAGCGGGCAGGTTATCCAATACCTGAGCAGGATTGCCCCGTAACTTCTTGAGGACTGCCCCAGTCTCGTTCACCATCCGCGCCATCACCGCCGCCTCACCCAGCCCGGTGGTCACCGCCTCACCCACTTGCGGTGACCAATCACCCAAAGGCGCGAGGGTCTGGCTCAGCTCCGCCAGGTGCTCGGGCAGATTGGCCTTGTCTTTGCGAATGTTCTGCAAAATGCCATCTGTCTTCTTTGCCCACTGCGCCATCTTGGTGGCTTTCTCCAGCCCACCGCTCAGGCCCTCCAGACCCGGTATCATTTTTTCCAATGGCCCAGCCGCCTGATTCAGCCCTGTCAGCACACCAGGTAACTCAGCAAGGATGGTGCGGGGGTTACCCTTCAGCTTTTTCAGCATTTGCACCGTGCCCTGTGCAGTTTTGATGGCTGCGTGAGCCTGGTAGGCAAAACCCACCACCTTACGTACCGTATCGCGAATGGGTGAGCGAGCCTCGACATTGGCCGCCAGTTTGGCAGCCTGCTCCTTGGCCTGCAGTGCGGCTACTGGCGCAATCTGCGCCGTAACTGGCGGCAGGGCTGGCTGCACCGCCGGGGTAGGCGGTCGGGTCTGTTTGTCCCCTACAAATTCACGCAAGGTGACATTGGCCTCCAACGAGACAGATGCACCATTGCCATAACTGTGTTTACTGGTGACCCGCAATTCGCTGATGACAAAGTAGCCTTTGACATCTCCGTTGCTCAGCACCAGCGACAAAGCCTTGCGCTCCGCCATGGCCGCCTTCAGCTTGGCAAGCTCAGCATCTGGCTCACAAAAGCTGGCATGGAACTCCAGGCCGATATGCCATTCATCCAGTTTCTGGCCGACGAATTGCAGACGTGGTTTGCCTGCGATCAGCGCGTGCTCGGCGTAATCGACTGCAAACTGTGACTCCAGGCCGCTATTGAGTGCCAACAGATTGAATGGGATATCGCCCAACACGGCAAAAATCTTGTCTGACATGGTGATATTCCTCCTTTCAATATGCGCGACGCGCTTGTTGTTCCACCACGCGCTTGATCAGTTGTTCCAGCTCGTGCAGCGACATATTCAGCGCGGTCTTGATCTGCCCTTTGACCGCATCACCGCTTACCCCCGCAGGCATCTGGAATACCGGGTTGAAGTGGATCGTGGGCAGAGTGGTCGGCACAACCGATTTGGCGGATGCCGCTTGTGCCGTCACGGCCCGGTTGGTTGCTTGCTGTGCAGCGACATTGACTGGCGATGCCACTGTTGTCACTTCCACCTGCTTATCATCACGCAGCAGATTGCTGAAAAAGCTGGAGATGGATTTTGATGCATTGACAAACACCTCCCGGGTATTGGTAATCCGTTCGATCAGCCCGCCAATCAACGCATTGATCATCGCTTTGCCAAATTCCATGAACTTATCGGGCAATGAGGCAAACCACTCCATCGCGCCGGCAAAGATGCCTTTCACCTTCTCCCACAGGGACGTAAACATTGGGCCGATCGTGTCCCAGTTTTTGTAAATCAGGTACGCCGCACCGGCTACAGCGGTCACCGCTAAGCCGATTGGGTTCGCGAATAGCACCCGGATTCCGATTCCAACCATCCGCAGCAAAGGCATAATCAACGCACTGGCCCGGCTCCACCCCCTGGCAAATAGGTCAACTCCCTTGGTCAAGAAGGTCAGCGCATATGGTTTGATGGTGTTCAGCGCATTATTCACGCCGGTTGCAGCAACCCTGACCCCACCTTGCACACGCCCCCAGGCGCCAGCAAGAACATTGCGGCTTTTTGCCACGATGGATGCAAATCGCCCACCTTGGCTCGGGCCACCACCTCCTAGGCCAGCGGCACCCGCACTGATCCCGCGTGCAGCCTTTGCTGTTCCCATATGCGCTCTGGCCAGTTTGACAGTCGCCCGGGTCAGGCGCACACCATTGACGGCAATTTTGCCCAGATGGAAACCTGCATAAGCCCCGATGATTGCCTTCACCCAGCCAGGGTTGTCATTCACCCACCCCGTTGCACGCTGAATCAGGGGCGACGCGGCATCGGTTCCTTTTTTGACGATGGGGTTGATTGCGTCACCCACCCCAGTCGAGAACTGATGGGCATCCTGTGAAACCTGCGTCAACGATGAGCCCAATGTATTGGTACGTTTCTGATAATTGCTTTCCAACATCCCAGCAGGTTGGTTGCTGGCCAGTGTTTTTCTGGCATCCTGGAATTGACCCAACCCATCTTTCATTTTCATGAACAGCGCCAGCATTTTTTCGTCACCGAACAAACCTGACAGGTTGAATTTCTTCAGCACATTCATCATTGCAGCCTGGCTGCCCGAAGCAATCGCTTGATTCCAGGCATCCTGAAATGGCTTACTTTGCTTATTGAGCACCGCATCCACGGCCATGAAGCTGGCCTCGAATTTGCTGTGGCCTTTGCCGGTCAAATTCTGCATGGAGGTGTTGTAATGGATGTTCTGCTTCAGGTAGGCATTTCTCTGATCATCCGTATCCATTCGAGACAGCCATTGCTTGATGTCCCCGACAGCCGCATCATCTGTACCGAGCACACCCAACGCCGCGCTGATACTGGCAACATCGGTTTCGCCACGCTGGCTCATCGCCTCATCGATCTGTTCGAATGCCTCGGTGAATCGGGCGGGATCGGTGGTACTCATCCGCGCGCCGTAGAGTAGTTTATTCACCGCCGTCGTCATCTTCTGCACATCATTACCGATGCCATGATTGTCACGCAGACTGATCATCAACTTGGCAGCCGTGGTGGTGTCCGTATTATTTGCCGTCGCCAGCTTGCCCATCAGCTCGGTCATGGGGCCTAACTCATCAAGCTTTGTACGATCCTGGACGCCGCCCTCTGTCATCAGGACCTTGGCGCCCGTTGTCATATCAGCCAGACCGTGACGCGTCTTGGCGGCTGACTCGCGGATCGAGCGGTCTGCAGCGGACTCCTGACGACTATCCAACCCTGCTGCAATACCCAAATCCCGCACGGTATCTTGATGGGTTGCAGAATTTGTAGCAGCCACCACAAAGGGGCCACTTTTCTCGACTAGGCCGCTCCAACTACTTTTCACAGCCTCCAGCGATTTGCCCCATTTCTCGCTCAGCTCTTCCGAATGTTTGAGGTGTTTATTCAACAGCTTTTGCTTATCGGTCAATTCCTGGATTAATTCCCCGACACTCTCTATTTCACGTTCCAACTGTTTGACTTCGCGCTGCGGCCCATTGAATCTAATCAGGCTTGCCATGCTCTTCTTGAGCTCTTCCTGCTGAGTCAAAAGTGGCGTCAAAGCCTTTTCCAATTGATTGATTGCCGATTTTGCGGATGTCAGCTGCTTAACCCACCTGGTCGTGCCCTCCAAGGCACTGCCCAGGGCTAGCCCTGCCAGCGTTTCAATTGCCATTTTTTCATCCTTTTCATTCCGCTCCTTCAATAAAAAACGGCGATGGTTTATTGTTTACCATCGCCGTCTACTCATACCTGTGTTTCACGCTCGATTTGGCGGGAGGCCAATTCCAGCCATTGAATAAAATCGGCGACACTCAGCCGATCGATTTCACTCGGCTGAAACCGGAACCACATCGCCAGCAGCGCCGCTCCGTCCCAGATCGTTTCCACCGAAACCCAGGATGTCGAGAAATCGGTCTTTCAGGACCTGATAATCTGCTGCATCCATTTCTTCCAGATCTTCTGGAATCAAGCTTGTCATCCGTGCAATACCAATCAATTCCATCTCGGCAACCTTTCCGCCGGATTGCTGGGTGATCGCCTTGATATCACGTACTTTCAAACGACGCATGGTCAATTTATTGATGGTTTCGCCTGCAGGTGTCACGAATGGATATTTAAGTGTCAGTTCCATGTCTTTTCTCTCGTTTAAATATGTTGGACAGGTGTTTATTTTCACAGATTGCCAGTTGATATGCTTTTAACCCAGTTTAGGAAAACTGTTTAAAAATCGCTGATTCAGCCTATGAAAAACCCGCCTTGATGGCGGGTTGCTGTTGCGATACTCAGTCTTGTTTAGCCGACCACGTTCGCGTTGTAATTGGATAACAGATCTTCACCGGCAACCTGGAAGATATTGTTCAGATAATCCAGCTCCAATACCGTGTCGCTATCCAGTACCTGCTTGACGAAAGTCGCTGTGAAGGTCGAGGTGAACTCAGCGTTTTCGTGCTGCTTGTAGGTACCCAGCGGGTTTTTCTTGAACATCACATTCAAGTGCGTCACCAGGGCCACTTCTTCCGAACGGCCTTCCGAGGTATATACCTCGACGTTGGAGCGACACTGCAATTTGATGACCTTGAATGGGTTGGCCATCAGCTGGGCGACTTCTTTGTATAGCGAGTTCCACTTGATCTCGCCTTCCAGTTTGTCAAACCCTGCGGGCAATTCGATCTTGCCGATCATGCCCAGGGCTTTGTGCTCCTGCATGATGACCGAGACATCTGGCAATTTGACTTCGTCGGCCCGACCCAGGAAGGAGTTACCATCCAGATAGATATTGGCGTTGGTAATACGGTTGATTGCGATCTTGCCTGCCATGATCAGTTACCTCCTTTCAAGCTGAGCAGATATTCCGAGGTGATCTCGGTTTCGAACGACAAGCGTTCCATGGGGGGCGGTGGTGTGTACTTGTAGCTGATCAGCAGGTGGCCAGCTGCCAGTTCGGTCTGTTGGTTACGGGCAGGGTCAAACCAAGCTTTGAAGCCGAGCAGCGCCCCATCACCGATCAGTTTGCGGCCATAGCCATTCACCGACTCCACCAGCGCATCAATGGTGGCCTGGTTCAGAGGCATATCGATGTATTGCTGACTGAAATAGCGGATGGACTCATTGATCACATCCCCAGTGCGGCGCACGTTCTCGAAGTTACGCATGTGGCTGACAGTAGGCCAGGCGGCGGTGCGGTTGCCCCATAAGCGGAAGCCTGAGCCAAAGCTTGAGAACACCGTCGTGATGCCTTGCTCATTGAGCATGTTCACTTCAGATGTCGGGTCATCGATCATGGCTGACAAAGCACGCTCGACGCCGATCACGCCTGCCAACTCCTGGTTGGAGCTTGACCACCAGAAACCCTTGTCCTGATCGACTTTGGCGCGCAAGCCAGCCGCGCGGGTGGACAATGGCTCCAGACGCTCGCTGTTGGTAACCGGGTCATACACACGAACACGGGGGTAGCACAGGCGAGCCCGGTCGCTTGATGTATTGAAATTGATGGTGCCATTCGGGCCACGGCCTTGCAGCACCTGGTCGAAGGTGGCGCCAACTGGTGCATCGATATAGGCAATCGCGTCCAGTTGCTCTGCAACCGCCACCATATCGCTGGCTACGGCGCTCTGCTCACAATACACCGGCGCAATCAGAATCTTGGCGAAGCATCCAAATTGGTTATAGGTGTCCTTCAGTGCTTTCATGCCAGTCCGCTGCCCTTGTGCATTGACACCACCCATGATGTCCGCCGCGGTGACCTTGCTCGGATCAGCGTAGTCATAGCTGACCTTCAAGGTTGCAGGGCTGGCGGAAATCTTGCCGGACTTGACACGGGTGAGCGTGCCACTCTGCAAATCCACCGTATAGTCAGTCTTTTCCGCATAGGTTGTCGTGCCATCGGCACTTTTCAGTTGCAGGGTCAGCAAGCCTTGCTTGGTTGTTTTGGCGATGCCGGTCTGGGCATCGAACTTCAGATCTTCCGCTGCCACACTCGATTTGTGGATGGCTGGATCAAACACGTTGATGACGATCACCGTCCCCACGCCGTGGTCATAAATGGCATCCAGTGCCTGGGGAATGGTGAAGCCTGGCAGTTGTGCGCCAAAAACGGCGGCATCCTTTTCAGACAGTACCAGCGTCGGTTTATTGGTTGCCCCTGTGGGAGCCGTGCCGATCAGGCCAATGACTGCTGATTTGACGGTGCGCACCGGGCGCGGGCCACGTTCAACTTCAATGGTTTCGACCCCGTGCAGATAGTTTGCAGGCATGTGTTTCCTTTCTTGTTGTATATCGCGTTAATGAATCGTTTGAGAATGCGGCATCAAGGGCATCAGGTATGCCAGCGCCAGTAAGGTGCGCGTGTACTCGTGTTCCGCAGGCATCTCCACTTCCATGCCCGGGAGCATCAACACGTCCTGGCACAGGCGGTCGTCGCCAACAATCAGCGACACACTGCTGGGCACCGGGCCGCAGTACAGATACTTCATTGAATCTCCTTGTAATTGACGGTGTTGAGTCGGATGACATCGGGCAGGCTGATGTCCTCGACCAACAGGGCTTCGCAGGCCACCTCGACCAGTGCCTGCCACTGGCCGGCGGTATCACCCACAATCTTTTCTGATTTGGCATGCAGCTTGCGGCAACCTGGCGGGCAGTAGCCCACCAAAGCCTTCCGCACCTGATCCAGCACATCCAGCTCGCCACCCCGGCCTGCCGGCACCCGCAGCCACACGGTCAGCAACCACCGCACGCGTCGCGGCTGCACCACATTGGCCGCATCCATGCTGTGTTTGAAGGTGCTGCGCCGATAGCTCACCAAGACAGCGCCGGTCGCATGGCTCAAGCGGTAATCCGCCGTGTTGCCAGGCCAATGTTCCACGGCGAGATGTGGCAAGCTGGTTTTCAGTCGTGCCACGATGGCTTCGGTCATTTGCAGTGTCTGCATCAGCAATTCCTTGCATGGTCTGGGCTGGTATGCACGCTGCCGTCTTCTCTGGCCGCCCGATGCCCCAGCCGGGGTGGAAAACACACTCGATTCCGCCTGCAGGTTCCGGTTTTTTTCCGGTTGGTTTTCAGTCGTCATCCAGTGCTGAATTGCATTCAGCCAGCACCGCCCTTGATGGGCTGCGCTGTATGCATGACGTTATCTTCGCTTATTATGGCCGGCGGGTCTTTTAAACTAGTTTCATAAATCAGGCGAAAAATAAAAAATTCAATACACTGATTTTTAACGATTAATTGCCAAAATAAATACAAATAAAAAGGCCCTGATGATTCAATCACCAGGGCCTTTATTCACATCATTATTTGAAGTGAATATAGCTGCATTGCAAAGCCGGTAGTTTATTCAGGCAGCAGGCCGATCTGTTCGCATCAATTGCAGATTTTCAATTTTCATGGCCAGGGTATCGAGCTTGGCTTCGATCACCATCTGGTTGCGCACATAGTCTTCCCGACGGACATATTGGATCGGCAGATCGGCCTGGAAACGCAAAAACTCACGTTCCAGCGTCTTCCAACCCTCAGTTTCGCGGCGGATCTGCTCAAGCAGACCCGTGAATTTATCGTCCCAGTGCCGGGAAGACACTTCCCGTGCAGAATCGAGTGCGCTAAAGCGTTGCTCCAACCGACGATCCATCTGCACCAGCAGTACCTTGCCCGCAGCAAATGCAACGCCCGCCAGTGAAAACAGCATCGACAGCAGCTGCCAGAACTCGATCTGCAGCATCATCCCAACCTCCTTCCGTTGTCATGTTCCAGCATCTGCTGGCAGTCGATGCAATATTGGCAGCCAGGTGCCGCCAGACGGCGGGCCTGGGGAATCGGCTCGCCGCAGTGATCCATCTGGCAGAATTCGGCAGAGGGGCCTTGCGATGCATGGTGAAAGCGGGCCAGCGCCGCATCGCGGAACGCTTCTTCACGCATGGCCGCGTGATCAATCAGATCCATGAAAAACATCCTTTTTTTGATTCGTTTCGAGTGTCCAGTCAATCAACCCGTTGGTCTGCGCTGCCAAGTTGCGGCAGTACTGCCCATAGTCGGCAAGGTGCGCGAGGAGGTCGGCTGGTTGTAACCCGGCGTCAACGGCGTCGGCGGCATCGGTCGGGTCAGCAGGTTCGTCGGTAAAGGGGGTGGCAGGCAGATCTGCGCCGATGGCGCGGTTCCACAGGCGCATAAAGCCACGGGTAAACACACAGCGAGGCTGCGGGGTATCAACCTGCGCCAATGCTGGGCGATATACTTGTGTAACATCGTTGATCCTTTCCTTGACGTATTGCGCTTGGCTGGCATGTTTGACTTGTGCTTTCGACAGAGCGGCCTGCAGCCAGTCGGCCTCTGCATGCAGCCGGGTCTGCTCTGCCAGGGCGTTCTGCGTCGCGGCCAGCAGCGCATCGGCATGCTGTTTCTGCAGCGTGATCAGGGCGTGTTCAGCGTGTTGTTTACCTTGCCGGTAGCCCATCGTGAAACCTGCACCTGCTGACAGCAGCACGGCTGCCGCCATGTACCACAGCCCTGGCCTGGGTAGGGACAGCAGGTTCATGTCGCTTCCTTGGCTGAGGCCAACACTCTCAGGATGGCATTGGCAACAGGCAACGCCACTGCCACCAAGGTGTAGAAATCCACAGGCAGCAAGGGCTGTAACAAGCCCCAACCGGCCTCAAGCGCCACGGTGCCTGCAACCAACGCGTTCAGCCACAAGGTTTTGCAGGCCAACCAACGATAACGTCGTAGCATGGTCAGCCCCTCGCCAGCTCAAAGTGCGGGTACTCCCGAAATGGTGCACCCGGTCTGCCATACCAATTCAGGCCCAATGTCATGCCAATAGCCCCGGCTTGCTGCCAGGCCGGGTGAGTAGCACGCCACATCGGCTTGCCGCCCACCATCGGCACGATGTCAAACGCACGGGCAGCGGGTCGGCCCTGTAGCGTGAAATTGTGGGCGGACTGCCCGCCACGCGCATTGGTGACCCTTGCGCCGGTATTGCCATCCCGCCCTTGCGCATAAAGCTGGTCCTGCTCGGCGCGGCTGCGATAGGTGCAGGTGATCAGGATGTCCAGGCCCGCCGCCTGGCATCGCTTCAAGAATTCCCGGCAAAGTGGTTGCAGATCCGGGTGCAGATCTTCAATCAGACGGCTTGGCATGACGCCCTCCCTTATACGAACGAATAGCTATTATCGGGATGGCGCCCAGGTGGGTCTTTTAAACTGGTTTAGCGATTGAATTGAACGGATCACGACACAGGCCATTGCAGCATGCGTATTCGGTCTGGCTGAGCGGAGGAAGTTGGCGAGGCCGTCGCCGCCTCATTTGGCGGACGACACCTTACGGCGACGGCTTGCCACCGCCCGGTAGGTCTTTTCCAGGGCTTTGTCTGACAAGTCGGTCAAGGACTCGCTTTTGAAATGTTTATAAAGGAATGCACCCAACCAGGCCGCATCTTGCTGCGTGTTGATCTTGATATACGCCAGCTTGCGCGTGCGCCAGCGTTCATTTTCCTTGCGCGGGCTGCTGGCTAGGCTGTTCAGGCGCAGCAGCCACTGCCTGAGATAGGTATCGGCTTTGTCGTAATCCACAGCGGCAATCAACCGGTAGCGCGTCACCCGGCAATGCGCATTCAACGCACCCCACACCGCACGATAGCCTTTTGGTTCCTTCTGCAGACGTGTTTCCAGCTCGACGATCTCATTCACCAATGCGGTCAGCTGCGCAGCTTGCGCCTCGCTGATATGATCTGTGCCAGGCTTGACCAGCGCCTTGACATGGGTGACGTGTTGCGTGGTCACGATATTCACCGTGGTGCCGTTAGGCATGGTCAGCGCATCGCGCGAGATGGTCGTGAGCGCGTCACTGCCTTGCTCCATCACAGCCTGTTGCGCCGCCTGGGCATTCAATGAACGGATGCCCGTCAGCACATATTGCACATCCACACCAAACAAGGCAGCATGTGCCAACATCTCACCCGATAAACCACTCTCACCGATTTCGTAGCGACGCTGTGTCTCCCGGCTGATCCCCAGTTTGCGTGCAAAGTCCGCTTGGCTATAGCCGATGCGAGCCCGCTCTTCGACCATGCGGATTGCAATATCAGCTCGATCAATCGCCATGAAAAACTACTGTATTTTTTGACATGCCTCTAATTTGTGGCATATAATTACACCATCGAAAGACAACGTTTTTCGTAAGCAATAACAGATACTTGATCAATTCAAACCCTAACAACAGAAAGGCTCATCATTACTGTATATCTCCATGATTCCCCTCTCGCGTCACTGCGAGGCCAAACCAAGGCAAACGGCTCATTCCAACCATTCAGACCAAGTGCTGACGAGGCAGCATTCGTATCACAACATCATTATCCGTTGACGGATTGCACGCTCGCAAATGCTTTCCATATAAACCCATGCGATGGGTGGTTTGAACCACCTCTAACCGCCAGGGCATGCGCCGAACCAGATGAAACGTCACCTCCGATCGCCTTGTGGTCAAAACCGGGACGTCTTTTCACCCTGGCCAGCCCACCCTGACGACATTCATTGACCGTTGTACCCCTGCCCGGGTTGGCACCCGTGCAGCACAAATTTGCTTTGCCGTACCTGCCTGGTTTGCCAGTGCGGGCGCTGCCAACGCCTGTACTGGCTCACACATTACCACCGGGCGGTCAGCGAAATTGAACACGCTGCATGGTTTTTCACGCCATGCAAACACATGAAACAGATAAAAAAGGAACACACATGAAGGAAACCTTCCGCAGCAAAGGGCCCGAATTATTGACTGACCTCGCACAACACGTTGCTGCCTCATTGGTTGAATTGGCGAAGCTGGACAAAGATCGCTCGGAACAGGTTGGACGTGTCATTGCCGACCGCATGGCCAACCACTGGGGTGGCCAGAACATCTATTTCCCCATGGGGCTGACCCAGCGGACATCCGACCGGGATGACCAGATCTACCGCGAATTCACCGGTAGCAATCATGCCGAGCTGGCCCGTAAATATGGCGTGTCGTTGCAGTGGATTTACAAGATCGTCAAAAACAAACGGGAGCAGGAATTGGCCGCAAAACGGCCACCAACCTTGCAATAAGCGGACAGGCGGAGTGTGGCGCCGTATGATACGGCGCGTGCTCAGGCGTCGTTGACAGGCTGCCTGCCCACCAGGCGGCGCAGGATCGGGCTGGTCATGCAGGTGGTGACGATGGTCATCAACACCAATATGGTGAATAAAGGTGCCGAGATCACACCGATGTCCAGCCCGATGTTCAGGATCACCAACTCGACCAACCCTCGGGTATTCAATAGAACGCCCAAGGCCCAGGCATCCCGCGCCATGACGCCGGACAACCGGGCCGCCAGGGTTGCGCCGACCACCTTGGCCAAGGTGGCCACACCAATCACGCCCAGCACCACCGGCCACGTGCCAACATCCAACAAGGCGTTGATGTCGGTGCGCAGGCCGGTGAACACGAAAAAGATCGGTACGAACAGCACCAGTGTCAGGTCTTCCAGCCGTTCGACCAGCCCCTCTGCCTGACCATGGCTACGCGGCATGACCACGCCGGCCACAAATGCACCAAACAAGGCGTGAATGCCCAGCCATTCCGTGGCGATGGCCGAGCAGAACAACAGCACCAGGACCAACGCCAACCAGTCATGGGTGAATTCCGCCACGCCAGCCCGCCGATGGGCAATCCACGACAGGCCAGGGCGGACAATCATCAACATCACGGCCAGATAGATCAATGCACCGCCGATGGTGCCCCAGACCGGCAGGCCGTCCGATCTGGCATTGATCATGGCCACAACCACGCTCAGTGCGATCCACACCACGATGTCGATCACTGCAGCGCTGGACAGGGCCATCGTCCCAACCGCTGCCCTGGTCAAACCGGCGTCACGTAATATACGGGCCAACACCGGAAAGGCCGTCGCGCTGCACGCGATGCCGATGAACAATGCAAAGCCATGGAAGCCGCCGCTGGCGCTGCCATAGATCGGGTACAGGAAATGAGCCAGCGCAACACCACATGCAAAAGGCAGGGTCAGCGCTCCGATGGCCACGACCAAGGCAGATCGCGAGGTTTCACGCAATGCGCGTAGATCCATCTCCAACCCGATCACAAACATGAACAGCACCAGCCCAACCTGGCTGACTGCGCTGAGTGATGCCAGTTTGGCGGCAGGAAACAGCCAATGAGATAGCGCAGGCGCCCACTGCCCGAACAAGGTCGGCCCCAGCAGGATACCTGCCGCCATTTCACCGACCACCTGCGGCTGTCCGATCCACCGACAGGCGCGGCCCAACAGGCGCGACACCGCCAGAATGGCCACCAGCTGCAACAGAAAACGGATCAATGCTTGTTCATCTGTCGCGCTGGCTGTCCGACAGACGTAGGCCAGGGGCACCGTCGGCCAGTCATACAACAGCCAAGCCGCAACCAATAGTGGGCTGAACAGCCCTATCCACAACCAACGTCTACCTGCCAT